TGGTTGATTGGCCGATGCGTTTGTCAAAAAACCTACAGCCAGGATTGAGAATAGCACCATACAAGCTGTTCAAGTTGATCTTCTTGACCAGTTGTCGCTTGTCCCAGTATTCAAACTGCACATCATCTCGACCTTCGTATTCTCTGGCTTTTTTCTGCATGTCCTTGCGTTCTGCATACCAACGCTTGAGCAAGCCGGGAATCACAGCTTCTTTCTCATATGTGAAGATGGTGCCATTGGCACTCAAGATCCAAGGCTGATTGGAATCAAAGATCATGTTCCATATCTCGGCACCGGAGTGTATGGTCTCTGCGCCATCCTGCCAATCTATAGTGATCTCTGTACCACGTTGTTGTTCCATCACGGCTGTGTATTCAAGGCTGGCAAATAATCCCTCCCACGCAGCAGCAAAGCTGTCTCCTCGGGCCACTTTGTCTTGGATCAGCCGATCGGTCATTATGGGACGCAGTTGACCAACAATGGTTTCGGGCCCCATGTTAAGGGCCCTAATAGCACTGGGATAGAGCGAGTTGATGTCGATACTACCGATCCATTCGTGGATGCCTTTTTTGGGATAAGCAACATAGGCACCTGCGGCTTGTGTGTCTTCATCTGAGAGCCTTTCTTTACGGTTGGGAACTACCATACCGCGCTCATGAGCTTCCACGATGATGGCCTGCTCAGTCACTGCTACTGCACCCATTGTGGTCTGCAACAGCACGGTATTTTCATGCGCCAGTGTGTTGGCTAAGCTCAAGAAACGCAGTTTCTTGTCCAGCTTGCCTATCAACATTGTGTCCTGGCGGTTGTAATCAATAAAGGTCTTGAAGTTGTGATTGTACAGTTGATCCAAGGTGCCTTCGAACGCAGTCTTGCGACCGATCTCTTCGTATTCACCAATGGCATCCAAACTGTAACTGTGCCGCTCTTCGTAGGTGTATTTTCGATACAGTTGCATATAGTCCATATGCACACGGCCCACCAAGTCAAAGGTCTCGTTCTCTGCACCAAAGCGTTCGAACATGCGCGGCTTGGGAAACTGATTCCACAAGCACATGCGCCGCGTGTCATCCTTGCTCAGTACCCTACTGATACGATTCACAGTATAAGGTATGTCATAGCCTTCTGAGTTCCATCCAGTAAGAATATCTGCGTCCTGGATCAAGTCCAGGAATGATTTCAACATGTCTGCTTCCTTTTCAAACATAAAGCAGTTGCTAAACTCACTGGCGATATCTTGTGCTGTCTCCATGCTCATGTGCCGGGGCGGCACAGCCAAGGTCACGATCTGATCCAACCAATCCATGTAGATGGATATGGCTGTGACAGGATTGAATGGATCGCTTACCGGAGAGAATCCGCGTTCAGGATCAAAGTCCACTTCAATGTCAAAGAATGCTGTGTGCAACTTCGGACCGTCTTGACCTTTGTAGTTGTCCTCCAAGCAGCGGAAAATAGGATTGATATCGCTCTCATAGATCTTCTTGCCGGAGTGCATGCGAACTTCTTTGCGAAACTCCTTGTTGTTCTTGCTAGAAAATCTTGCCACAGGCGTGCCGTAGATTGATTGAAACTTGCCTCGGGGATCGTCGTAGTAGAACACATAGTTGGCGGGATATTCGCGATAGACTCTCTCGCCATCTTTCCTTTCAACCACATGTATGCGATCGTGTGCTCGATCATAAAGTGCGTCAACGTAACTCATGTATCTCCGTTTATGGCCGGTAAGCCGTGATTCATACCCGTCAAGGTGGGCGACTCCTGTATAATATATATACTTATCTTTTCATGACAGCAGCATTCTTGCCAGACCAATGCTGTCAATACTCACCAGCAATACATAGTTTGCCAGCATGCCAACAGAACCGCGAGTGTAACTGGCCCAGGCATACATGCAGCAACCCGTGATCCAGATGGGATAAAGAACGATCAATGGCGGGTTTGGTACCGTGAGTGCCATGGTGATGGCACAGCCGATTGAAATTGCCCAGGCAGTGATTTCTATGAAAAAACGTACAGGAGAGGTTTTGTAATCATCCCGAATCCAACCACAAATATCGCCAACGAAATTGTTCAAAGCGTTTTGCCCACAGTTTCCAGGATGGTTTCCAACAGTTCGTGATCTTGTTTGGCTCGACCAAATTCGGCCTTGTGTGCCAGTTTGATGGCTTTTTTCAGCACAGCAGGTTTGATCTCCAGTTCTTCGGCTATGGCCTTGATGGTATCATTGAGTCCCGCTGAAAGTGTGTCCACTTCGTGCATGACCTGCATGCCTTCGTTGATGATCTGTGTGAGTTTGATCTTCTGTTCGCCGTTGAATGTTTTCATTGTGTATCTCCAGTAAAAACACAGTATAACAACTGTGTGGCAAAATCACAAGACTTTTCGGCTAACTCAACGGTGGTTCACAATTCGAGCCATGAGTGCTCTGCGAGCAGCACGGTTTTCATCAACCTGTTTGGCATCGTTGTCAAACTGCTTCTTAGTAGCCTGTACTATACCGCTGAACCGCTTGTCTCCGCGTTTGACGTCGCCCTCTTGATCGGCTTGTCGAGCATCCCGAGCAGCGGCAGTTTTGTATTGAGCCAGTTTATTAGTGCTGAGTTCGTTGATCTGGCCTGCGGCGATCTTGCTCAGATTGTCGCCAGGTTGTACACGATAGGTAGATCCATCAGGCATCTTCAATTTCATTCCGGGCTTGATTGAGTTGGGATTATCACCGATGATGGACTTATTGAGATTGTAGATGGTTTTCCAATCTGTTTTGCTTTTGGCAGTGTCAACTGGGTTGCCCGAAGAACGCATGGCTCCGGCCAAGGCAGCACCGGGTGCATTTTGTTGTGCTGCCCAGGCACGAGCACGATCTCGCGTGGCATCGTCGATATTGGGATTGGCACCTGATCCATCTGCTGGCACCTGACTCTGGGTGGTTCGATCAAATTTATATTTGTTCTTGGAACCAGGATCCAATGCTATAGGAGCAGCCGCAGACTTGCTGGATGCCGCTATTGATCGCCAATCCGGAGTTCCTGTGCCAGAAACGGTTGTGTCGCTGCCATATCTTGCAGGATCCTCACCTTTCTCTACATATCTCCACTGTGGCTCGCCGGATCCTCCAGTTGCATACTTGCCGCCCCAGGACTGCATGTATGGGTTTGGTTCAGGCGCAACTTCGGTTTCGTCATCGCCGGTGATTCCGGCTCGGAAATCTAATTTGGGTTCATTGCTTGTTTTGCTAAAGCGATCAAATTTAGGTTCGCTGGCGCTCTTTAGAGATCCCATGATGTCAGGATCATCTATGGCTCGGCCCGACGAGGCCTTAGCAGCAGGAAAAGCAAATGGATCACTGGTGGTCAGTTTCTCATCCACTCGTTTCATGTCCGCACGGATCGCAGCCTTGGCAGCAGCAGTTTTGTATTGACCCAGCTTGTTGGTGCTGAGTTCATTTACTTTCATATAGTTGCCAGCAGCAGGACCAGTAGCAGCAGGCGCCCCGGTGCTCATGCTGCCGTTCATGGTGCTGGTAGCTGGCGAACTATCTAAAGCAGCGCCGGGTGCTGCTGGTGTCGGTTCAGCCGATTGACTGGGTGCAGGCAGAGTGATCACATATGTGGATACATATTTGCCTGTTCCGTCAGACTTGGTGTCTTGTGGACCGTATTTTGTTCCTGCAGGCAACTGAACTCCATTGGGAATATTATTAGTGCCAGCAATGCTCTGAGCTGCTTTTCGTTTGGCATTCAGAGCAGCAATAGTCACTGACATCTGCCAGTTACTGCTGGTGCCTGTTCCTACAAATTGCTGGCCGGCTGTGTCGTCTTCTGCCAGGTGCTTGTTCATTTCCTTGCGGATAGCAGCCTTGGCCTTGCCGTATTTTTTCATGAAGTCAGCGTCTGACATGGCTTTGAGATCATCGGCCAATTCTTTCACACGGCCTTCCTTGACCATGGCTGCTTGAAGTTTCTTCATCAATGGGTTGATGCTTTTCTCTTTAATCATCGAAGGCACTATCTGTTGGATTTGTGGCTTCTGGCTCATACCTTGCCGATAGGGCAACTGACTATCGTGTTCGCCAGGCAAACGATCAGGTAAGTGTGCTGGTGCTACTTTCGCCCGACCCGGTTGTTGTATTTGTCCTGGAAAGTTAGGGGGTGGGTTATAGGTTCCTGCTCTCTGGGGAATTGCTCCAGTAGGAGTAACTGATGCGGCTTTGGTTGTGTCTTTAGCGGCCGGTGTGTTTGTAGCAGGTACATCAGATTTCTTAGATAGAAGGTGCTGAGGGACGGTTATCTGAACATCGCTCCAGGCTGGATCTAACTTGCGACCTATCTTTCCTATGATACCTCCTTTGGCCCAATCAGGAACTTTCTGTCCACGATTTGGATCTGAACCTAGTATGCCTTCCTTGACATCTTTTTTCTTGTCATCTTTTTTAGCCATTGATTTGGAAAGTGTATCAAGCGCGTGGTTGACCATTTTTTCTTTTGAGATTGGCTTTGCTATTTTCTCTGGACCCTCACGAGGACCGGTATCACGGCCTGGGGGAGTTTGTGATTTGTCCATCTCTGTCAAGCCTTCCGCCACCCCTTGCTGTTCTTTAGGATAACTATATCCATCAATTTCGTAGAAGTTGTCTAGTGCTTGGATTTTGTCCACAGCCCTTTGTAATTTTTCCTCTGAGCTAGTGTAATATTCTCGAGTGATCAATCGGCCTTCACGACCGGCAAATACTTTATAACGCACACCAAACGGTTTTCTACTATCGTATTCACCTTCCGTGACACCTTGCTCTTCATCGTCTCCTTTACGCTGCACGGGAACTTTTTCTTTTTGTTTTAGATCAGGAGTGATATCAAATTCAGGTCGGGTAGGAGCAGGCAATGCTGGTGTATGGCGAGCGTGTTGAACAGCAGACTGTTGTGGTGCTGCCAGCGGTTGTCCATTAGACTTGAATATCTGCCGCACCAGACCTGCCACAGCATTGGCCATGGTCACGATAGGTGCAGGCAAACTGGCACCCTTGGCCGCTGTATCGATGTGGGCCAATTGTTGCATGGTGGGCCTGGATATGGATCCATTTTCAAACGGGTTGATGAGTTTCAAGGCGTCGGGATATTCATCAAAAAAGTCCTCTAGACTCCAGGTATCATCAACCTTCTCTAATATGTCATTTACCAAGGAGACTTTGAGTGATCGCCCGGTCAATCTTTCAAACTCTTCAACGGGATTTACATCATTATTGTCTTCGCAATATTCTTCAAAATCACTCCAGTCCTCGTAGTCCCTGAATCCCTTTACACGCTGCAATGCTCTCATATCACTGTCAGTGATGGCATCTTCCAGTATGCCAGAGTCGGAATAGTAATCATACATGTTGT